CGGTGGCGACGTTGTGAATGATCGGGAAGCGCTGCACGACGAAGTAACCGAACGCATCTGCCGGGTCTTCTGTGCCGTCTTTTGCGGGGTCGCCCTGATCGTTGTAGGCCTGCTGCTCCAGCACCTGCGTGGTGTGGGGGCACTTGTCGGTGTTGATCAGAAGCCGGCGCTCGCCCTCCCCGTTTAGGAACTGGGCATTCACGGCCAGCACCCGGTCACGCACGAACGGGTTGGACGGATTCACCTGGACGTTGAAGCCGGCCTGCCGAAGCAGCGCGTGATCCGACTCGGAGCCGTTCACGCTCTTGCGGTTCTTGCCGCTGGCATCCGGGTACACGGTGATGCTGCGGCCCGGGTATCGCGCCTTGATCGCTGCGACCATGGCCGGCGTATCAAACAGCTTGGTGATCTCGTCCAGCTGCATGGCCTGACCGCCGCGTAGGACGAACACGCAGGCCGCCATCCGGTTGATGTTGAAGTCCATGCCGATATGCAGCGCCTCGCCCGGGCGAATCGTTTCGCTCGTGTGGTTCTGCCGGCGGCAAAAGTTCGGGTAGACGTTGCCGGAGGTCAGGTTGACGAACAGGCCATCGATGTACGCATCCACCAGATTGGCCGGGTACGACTTGCGCAGGGACGAGATGTAGTCCTTCGGCAGGTTCTTGGCGTTCTGCCGAGTGCTGGCGTGGACGATCCCGTACAGCGGACGCTGCTCAGGATCTTCAGCCAGCTCCCTGACAAACTTGCGATACACCCAGTTGAACCCCTCCGGCGTGGTCGTCACGTCGATGGTGTTCTCGTCCCGACCAGGCCAGACGGTGGACATCCGCGCGATGATCTTCTTCCAGGCGCTGTCGGCCTTCTTGATCGGCATGCAGTCGATCTCATCGACCAGGGCATGCGCGATGTTGAAGCCGACGATGCGGTGTGGGTGCTCCATGCTCTTGCAGACAATCGTCGACAGGCACCGGCCTCGGTTATCGCGCAGGTACACCCGCTTCTTGCTCGGCACGATGTCGGCGAACAGGCCAAACGCCTCCGCGACCACCGGCATGGTGTCGTAGAAGATGTCGGCGATCTGCGGATAGGTCGGGGCGAAGTAGCCCTGTGGAATGCCGGGGTGCTCCAGAGCGTTGATGCACATCCGTACGCAACCCACGAAGGTCTTGCCGCTACGGTAGCCGCCGACGAACGCTGAAAACTTCTTGGGGTGACTGATGAAATCAAACTGCGGCTTATTCAGCTTCAGGGTCGCTTGCATCTTCTACCCCGATGATGACTTGCTTGGGCTCGGGCAGGCCCTTGTTCGGGTCTTCCAGTTCGCGCTGTAGCTTTTGGATGTTTAGCCGCTTGATCTCGTCGTCCAGCGACTTGTCCGGCTCAACGCGACGATTGACGTAGGCGTCCCCGACCTCCTTCGCAGCTTGCTCAAGGATCTGCATGGCCAGACCGATGTTCTTCATCGTCTCGGCCTTCTCCACGAATCTGTTCATGGCGCGCAGGCGATAGGCGCGATTGGCGATCGGTATTTCAGCTGTCTGCTCGCGGAATCTCTTGCGGGTGTCGTGGAACAGAGTCTGCCACTTCACGGCCAGGCCCTTACTGCACGCCTTCGTCGGGTCGTGGCTCTCCACTTGTTGGCGGGTCAGCACCTCACCGAATTCATTCTTGACCGACTCAACCACCTGCGACGGTGTGTCGAAACACGCCAAGGCCTGAACGATGAAGCTCTTCACCTCATTTTTCAGGGCTGCCATATGCTTTTATCCGTCTAGGGCCTGTCTAGAATCAGGCCGACTTGAGCAGACAGGTTCCGCAGGCCCTCGATATGTTCAATTTCCCCACCTCGGCAGGACTGTTTGCAGCATCCACCAACGCTTGAACGTCAGGGCTTGCACCGTAGCGGCGGACAACACCGACGAACTCTTCAACGTCGTGTCCACGCATCTCCAGCTTGGGCAAACCTTCCTGGGTGAATTTGGGTGCGCCGTACTGATCCTTGGCTTGGGCGATGTGATAGAGCTCGTGCTCGACCAGTGCGCAGAAGTCCGCGTCGCTGCACTGGGCGCAGTAATCGGCAGCCAGGGTGACGATGTAGGCCGGCACGCAGCCGAACCAATCGAACATCTGTTGTTCCATCCGGGCCTTCTGCCAGCCGCCGGCGCGGAACGCCACCTGCTCGACTTGCCCCACTACAGTGCGACCCTTCTTGGCGAATGCAGCAGACGCCCACATGACCCGGATGTCTGCATCCAGTAGATGGGCATGGTCTTCGTTGTGAATGCTGCCGGTGTCGGCAAGGATCTCAGTTTGGAGCCACTCCCACACCTCTGGGGCTGGAGCCAGGCGGATACCGAAGTCAGATAGCTCAGACAGCTCAAGCAGTGACGATGGAGGGAATGGCCTGCTCACTTAGAATCATCCTTTGTCATCAAGCCTTGTGAACGACACCAACTGCACACAGTTGAGTGGCGGCCAGTAATGCTGGAATGCTTCAATCGAGCCGCACTTTGAAAAAGGAGATGTGCAATGGAGTTTCTCAAACCGCTCAGTATTTTTTCGTTGGGCTTTTACTCGGCAATCGGTGTCGCCGCTGTAATCACGCTTTACTTCCTGCTCTATGGCGCGAGGTGCGCAGATTCGTGGATTAAGCGTGAGCCGATGCCAACCGACCGTGTATGGGCCTATGTTGTCATTGCGGCACTTTTGGGGCTGTGTATCGGAAGCTTCGCCCAAGGGTTATCCGAAATCCATGCCGAATGTTCAGCCTACGGTCAACCTGTTGGCCCATGTTTCTTTAAACGCATCAGCCAGTAGATGTTGATGGCAACCCGACTGAAAGGCTCGTTCGATCGCCTCCCAGTCGGGTTGCTTCGTCGTCATGGGGGATCCTTAGTCTTGGCTGTCCAGCAGCACATCAATCAGCCTCTGCCAGCCCAGCTAATGCAACAGGGCGCTACATGATTGAGCATTGCTCTCATTGGTGATTTCGAATGGATTTCAGTTGCAACAGACGGCTCATCGGATACTCGCCAGAGCTGCTTGATCCGATGGCAAGTAGCCGCTATTCCTTGAAGTCATTGCCTGCAGTGATATTTAAGGAGATGAGCATGCAGCCTAGATACGTGGTTGTTCCGGCTATTCCTGTGGCAACAGAAGCCGTGCGTGAGGGTGACCGCTATTACTCCAAAACCGTCTCGAGCGGATTCAACCTCTACGACAATCAGGAAAAGCAGAGATTGGTGCCGGCCTATTCAACCCGCCAAGAAGCTCAGACCGAATGTGAGCGACTCAATCTTGAGCGCCTTCAATCCATACAGTCTGCATACGCTTGAGTCAGCTCACCATCATGTTCGTCTGCACCTGGGCGTGGCCGTTCAGGATGGACACAACCAATCCCTGAGGTAGGCCGGCAGCCTTGGCAGCATCGATCGCCTTGGCAATGGCGGCGTCCAGCTCAGTGACTGCCTTGTTGATGGCTGGGCTCAGTGGCAATGCGTGATGCAGGCGGGTGATGTTGGTCATGCCCCTCTCCATTGTCGCGACACAATTTGCTGATTCACGAAACGTGTCGCGAGCTATAGCGAGTCGACTTTCCGACCCAGGAACCGAGTAACCATTTCCCGGATCGCCGTAACCCCAAGGAAGCCAATGGCGCCCCCGGCAGCTACGGACAGATTCGAAGGCCAGGCCATCCACTCAATGACGCTACTGGCAGACAGGCTCAATCCACCGCAGATCAGCGCTTCGAAGAAGATCCGGCGCTTGCTGGTCTCTTTCGCGTCATACAGGACACGCAGAAAGGAGATGAGGATCGCCATGATTGCGCCCTGCCAAAGTGGATTGCTCAGGGCCACCCAGATGGCGGCCCACGTGTCCGGGTTCTTTTCGGGCATGAGCTTCATCCGATGACCTCCCTTGCGGGGAGCGAGAATAAAAAAGGCTGACAGGTGGCAGCCAAGGGGAATAAAGAAGCCCGTTACGAGCGGGCAATGGATGTCGA